AAGAGGAAACCGTAGAAGCGATTCATAATAATCGTTTTGTTATTTGTAAGTTTCCCAGGCAGACTGGTAAGTCTACTATTATGATATCTTACATTCTACACTATGTGTTGTTTAACGATAGTATGAATGTCGCCATCCTTGCAAACAAACTGGCAACTGCTCGAGAACTACTCTCTCGGCTTCAATTAGCATATGAACACCTACCCAAATGGTTACAACAAGGTGTGATTGCATGGAACAAGGGATCTATAGAACTAGAGAACGGTTCGAAGATTTTAGCTTCTGCAACTTCCTCTTCTGCGGTTCGTGGTGGTTCGTTTAACCTTATTTTCTTGGACGAATTTGCATATGTTCCCCATGAGGTTGCGGATGAGTTTTTCAGTTCCGTATATCCCACAATTTCGTCTGGTAAGACTACCAAGATTCTAATCGTATCGACTCCCCATGGTATGAACCTCTTTCATAAATTCTGGGTAGGTGCAAACAAGAAGACTGGAGAGTTGGGTAAAAATGATTATTGGCCTGTTGAGGTACACTGGTCTCAGGTTCCGGGTAGAGATGAAGAGTGGAAAAAAACACAGATTGCCAACTCATCCCTCGAACAATTTCAAACAGAGTTTGAATGTGAGTTCCTCGGATCGGTAAACACATTGGTGAATGCTTCTAAATTAAAGACTATGACTTTTCAGAATCCGATAGGTAAGTTACCTGAAGGTTTAAACATATACAAAAAACCTGAGAAAGATAAAGTCTATTTTATGACTGTAGATGTTGCTCGGGGTGTTGGTGAAGATTATCACGCATTCGTGGTAATAGATGCTACAGAGTCACCATATGACATTGTAGCTACTTTCAGAAATAACGAAATGCCTCCGATGTTATACCCAGATATGATATACAAAGTTGCAAATGAATACAACGAAGCCTTTGTACTGATAGAGACAAATGATATTGGTGGACAGGTTGCCGATATCATGAAGAACGATCTGGAGTATGAGAACCTACTTTCTACTTCCGTTAAGGGTAGAGCTGGTCAGGTTCTTGGTGAGGGGTTCGGTTCTAATGTCACACCGGGTATTAAAACTACACAACCAGTCAAGAAGATTGGGTGTGCTACATTAAAAAGTTTTATAGAAATGGACAAGTTAATTAATCCAGACTATGAAATTTTAAATGAACTTATCAACTTTGTATCTGTTCGAAATTCATTTGAAGCTGATGCGGGTCACCATGACGATTTGGTGATGTGCCTTGTTTTGTTTTCATGGATGACCACTCAAAAGTATTTTCAAGAAACTTTCGATCGAGATGTGAGAAAACAATTGTACGAACAGGAAATGAAAAACATCGAAGAGGATATTATACCTTTCGGCTTCGTAGATGATGGTTTGCAGTCAGAAGATTATGAAATTGATTCAGAAGGAAATGTATGGCATTGAAATCGGGAAAACTATAAATAATCTGAGTTGCAAATGCAAAATGATGCGTTATTCCACCAAAGGAGAATAAAATGCCCTTTCAAGTCAGTCCAGGCGTCAGTGTCGTCGAAACAGATCTAACAACGATTGTACCTACCATTTCAACCACAGCCGCCGGGTTTGTTGGTGAATTTTCATGGGGACCAGCGAACGAAGTTAAAACAATTTCATCCGAAAATCAATTAAGAGAAATTTATGGCGATCCAGACAGTGATAACTTCACATACTGGTTCTCTGCTGCAAACTTCCTTAGATATGGAAGTAACCTACAAATAGTTAGGTCGGTCGGTTCAGATGCACGAAACGCAGGTACTACGGCCGAAGGCGTTATAGCTTATCCTTTAGCGGATAAATTAGACGATTCGGTTAGTGATATTAATTCTAGTAACAAGGGTCAACTTGCATCCAGATTCCCAGGCCCAATAGGAAATAACATTGGTGTCGCTGCTTACGATTCGTCTGGAATCTCCACTGCTGCTGGTGACTCCCTCACCGGGTTTGGTGTAGGTGGTGTATTTGGATCATTCTTCAGAGCATTACCCGATACCAGTGCTCGTGCATCTGAACGAACCGGAATTACCCAAGGGTTCAACGATGAAATTCACTTTGTAGTCTATGATGCTACTGGTTACTTCACCGGAAGTAAAAATACTCCTCTTGAAATCTTCGAGGGTCTTTCAAAGGCAACCGATGCGAAGAAGGATGACGGAACTTCAAACTACTACAGAACTGTTATTAATAACAATTCAAATTATGTGGTTGCACAAGCAGGTGGATTGCAAGATGGTGGTGGCGACGTTGCCCCAATCGTCAAGACAATTCAAGAACAATATAACGGAGACGATACTTCGAGCTTCCCCGACTTCCTTCACGGACTGTCACAAGGAATTCAACTCACTGGTGGTGCTGCTCCCGGTGACACTGCGAGTATTCTTACTAACTACAACGACTTCTTCTCCAATGCTGAGACTCAAGACGTTTCACTTCTGATTGCTGGTCCTGCGGACAACGTTCTCAGAAATGCTATCGTTGATATAGCAGAGAAAAGAAAAGATTGTGTTGCATTCGTTTCACCAGACCTAGCAGATGTTCAAGGTACGGAGTCGGGTAAGGCAGATGCAGTCATCGCTGCTCGAAACGAGGTTACCACTAAGAGTTCTTACGCAGTAATGGACAGTGGTTGGAAGTATCAGTACGATCCTTACAACGACACATTCCGTTTCGTTCCTCTCAACGCAGACATTGCAGGTCTTTGTGCTAAGACTGACCAGATTGCAGAACCTTGGTTCTCACCTGCCGGTTTCAACAGAGGTGCGATTAGAAACGTAATTAAACTTGCATACAGTCCCGGAAAAACTGACCGAGATAAACTTTATGTCAAGGGTATTAACCCTGTGGTGAGTTTCACCGGAGAAGGTATTGTACTCTTCGGAGACAAGACCATGCAAGCTAAACCAAGTGCATTCGATAGAATTAATGTTAGAAGACTCTTCAACATTCTAGAGAAGTCGATCTCAACTGCCGCTAAATTCTCACTCTTCGAATTCAATGATGAGTTTACTAGAGCTGCGTTCAGAAACCTAGTCGAACCATTCCTCCGAGATGTTCAGGCAAGAAGAGGTATCTTTGACTTCAAGGTCGTATGCGACGAAACTAACAATACTCCAACTATAATTGACAAGAACGAGTTCCGTGCAGACATCTATGTTAAACCTGCTCGTTCCATCAACTTTATTACACTCAACTTCGTTGCTTCGCCAACTGGTGTTGATTTTGATGAAATTGGGGCGTAATTTAGTAAATCTTGTCTAAATAAGAAAGACACAGGAGAAACAAACAAATGGCTACACCACTAAATGTCGATCAATTAAAAACCGTCCTTCGCGGCGGTGTCAGGACAAACCTATTCCGCGTGGATATTGCTATCCCCGGTGGAGTGGATACCTTTGGACTAGACTCAAACCTAATTGGTGTTTTGACTAAGGCCGCTCAAATCCCACAGGCAACTCTAGGTTCAATTGAAGTTCCCTTCCGTGGAACCAGATATAAGATGCCCGGAGACAGAACCTTCGAACCTTGGACCATGACCGTTCTAAACGATCCAGAGATGCGAATTAGAAGCATGTTTGAAAACTGGTCCAACGCTATGAAAGGATTTGCATCCAACGCAGCGAATTCGGACCCCGCAGATCTATACGGGGCAATAGAAATTTATCAACTCAACCAACAGGGTGAAGCAATTCCTTCACAGGGTTCAACTACCACATCACCGTGGAAATTGAACTCATGTTGGCCAAGTGATATTTCTGCAATTGATTTATCATATGATGACGAAAACACCTTGTCGCAGTTCACCGTTACTTGGCAGTACCAGTACTGGATCCATGAGATCTCAACTGATAGAGCCGGAACTGCCCTAAATAATCAGGGTTAATAGTCTTTTAACATGAAGGAAGTGATATGCCAGAATTATTCGGATTCTCCTTTGGGAGAGCTAAGAAGAAGCTAACAGATGAAGCCATCATTAAAGATGATGGAACACTAGTAAACCCATCATTCGTCGCACCAGAGTCGGATGATGGGTCTACTGTTCTTGGTGGGGGCGGTGGCCATTTTGGTCAATACCTAGATCAAGAAGGTCAGATTAAAAGTGATAACGATTTAATTACACGTTATCGTGGGATGAGTCTACATTCAGAAATTGAAATGGCAGTAGAAGATATTCTAAACGAAGCAATCGTTTACGAACATGATTACCCAGCCGTAAAAATTCTTTTAGAAAATGTAGATCAATCTGATTCTATTAAAAAGAAAATAGAAGAAGAGTTCAGTCATGTTCTTCGATTGATGAATTTCACTAACAAAGGTTATGAAATATTCAGACGTTGGTTCATCGATGGTAGAGTATACTTTCATATGATCGCACCGAAAGATTCTAAAAAGGGTATTGTTGAACTGAGACCTGTTGATGCACTTAAGATCAAAAAGGTCAAGAAGATTCATAAAGAAAAAGACCAAAATACTCAGATCGAAATCGTAACTAAGATCGAAGACTTCTTTGTATATACCGAAAAAAATTATGTTAACAAGTATGGCGGTGGTATGGAAATGCAGTCGTCTGGTGGTCAAGTTGGTATTAAGATTGCATCAGAATCGATGTGTTATGTACCGTCCGGTGTTTATGATTTTGAGAACAAACGAGTAGTTGGTTATCTTCATAAGGCAATTAAGCCACTAAACCAACTTCGCATGATCGAAGACGCGGTTGTAATTTACAGAATCTCTAGAGCTCCCGAAAGAAGAATCTTCTATATTGACGTTGGTTCTCTCCCCAAGACAAAGGCAGAACAGTATCTCCGCGATATCATGAATAAGTACAAGAACAAACTTGTCTATGATGCCTCTACAGGTGAGATGAGAGATGATAAACGACACATG